GGTCCAGTTAGTGAAGTCGTTACCATTTCAGACGAGGTTCGCCTTGTATCTCGTTTTGGTAAACCAGACTCAACAAATTATGAATACTGGTTCTCAGCTGCAAACTTCCTTGCATATTCAAATAATTTAAAAATTGTTCGTGCTGCTAACACCACTTCTACATTAAACGCTACCGCAAACGGTTCAGGTGTTTTAATTAAGAACTCTGATGATTATGCAGCTAACCGTGAAACAGCAACAAATACAGCATACGGCCCGTTTGGTGCTCGTTACGCTGGCGCATTGGGTAACTCTTTGCGTATTTCTATTTGCCCTTCTTCACAGGCATATTCATCAAACTTAACTTCTACCGACACAGTTAATGTAACTCGTTCAGGAACAGGTAATACATCTATTGATGTTACTAGTTCTCCTGTTGCTAACTTATATGTTGGTGACTTAGTTTCATTTGATGGTGGAACATCTTATGTTCGCACAACTGCTGTTTCTACAACATACATCAATGTGGCTTCAGCCGTTACAATTACTGCTGGTGCGGCTGTATTGCGTAAATGGCAATATGCTGACCAATTCGGTGTTGCTCCTGGTACTTCAGACTATGTTTCTAGTCGTGGTGGTTCCCGTGATGAATTGCACGTTATCGTTGTTGACGAAGATGGTCTATTCTCTGGTTCTGCTAATACAGTATTGGAAAAATATGCGTTTGTATCTAAGGCAACTGATGCTATCAATAATGATGGAAGTTCAAGTTACTATAAGACTGTTATCAATACACAATCACAATATGTTTGGTGGTTAACTCACCAACCAGGTGGTACCAATTGGGGTAACACTTCTACTGGTGTAACATTTACCAATGTTAACACTCCATTTACCGCTTCTTTCACTGCTGGTGCTGATGGTACAATTGGTAATACTGAAATTTCTACTGCTCTCAACTTCTTTGCTAACGCTGATAATGTTGATGTTTCGTTGTTGATGACTGGTCCTGGCAATGCAACTGTTGCAGCTGCTGCTATCACATTGGCAGAAGCACGCAAGGATTGCTTGGCATTTGTATCACCAACTAAAGCATCCGTTGTTAACAATGCTGGTTCCGAAGCAACTTCTGTAATTTCATTCCGCAACAGTTTGACAAGTTCTTCATATGCAGTATTAGATTCTGGTTACAAATATCAATTCGACCGTTACAACAATGTATACCGTTGGGTACCATTAAATGGTGATATCGCTGGTACTTGTGCTCGCACAGACCTTGAGCGTGATCCATGGTATTCTCCAGGTGGTCTAAATCGTGGTGTTATTAAGAATGTTATTAAGTTAGCATTTAATCCAACACAAGCCGAAAGAGATAGCCTGTATGTTGTAGGTATCAATCCTGTTGTAACTTTCCCTGGCGAAGGTACAATCCTTTACGGTGATAAGACCATGTTGAGCAAACCATCTGCGTTTGACCGCATCAATGTTCGCCGTTTATTCATTGTATTAGAGAAAACAATTGCTCGTGCAGCTCGTTCAACATTGTTCGAATTCAACGACCAATTTACTCGTGCTCAGTTTGTAAACTTGGTAGAACCATTCTTGCGTGATGTTCAAGGTCGCCGTGGTATTACCGACTTCCGTGTTGTTTGCGATACTACAAACAATACTGCTGAAGTTATTGATGGCAACCGTTTCGTTGGTGACATCTACATCAAACCAGCACGTTCAGTCAACTTTATCCAACTTAACTTTGTGGCAGTTCGCACAGGTGTAAGTTTCGATGAAATCGTTGGCCGTTTCTAATAAATAGAGAGATAGGAGAAAACAATGGCATTTAATGTAAATCAATTCCGCTCTCAGATGACTGGAGACGGTGCTCGCCCAAATCTATTTGAGGTGAGTATGCCGTTTCCTGGATTTTCTAATCCAGGTAACGCACAGCAAAAGATGACTTTCATGTGTAAGACTGCACAATTGCCAGGAGCCACCATTGGTGTGGTTCCTGTCCAATATTTTGGTCGTGAGTTAAAGTTTGCTGGCAACAGAACATTCCAAGACTGGACAATTACCGTTATCAATGACGAAGATTTCGTTGTTCGTAATGCTTTCGAAAGATGGTTAAACGGTATCAACAGTCATGGCTTAAACGTTCGTAATCCTTTGGCACAATCTCCTGGTAGTTACACAGTTGATTCAGAGGTTACACAATTTGCTAAAAATGGTGATGTGCTTAAGAAATATAAATTCTTAGGTTTGTTCCCAACTGATGTATCTCCAATTGATGTTGATTGGGGTTCAAACGATACTATTGAAGAATTTACCGTAACTCTGTCCTACCAATGGTGGGAATCAGTAGATACTGGTGTGGTGTAATAAGGAAGGCTTCGGCCTTCCTTTACTTTTTAGGATGATAAATTTATGGCGGTAAAACTTTTCGGTTTCACCTTAGGTAAAAAGGACATTGTTCAGGTTGAGAAACCTGAGCAAGCTTCTTTTGCACTTCCAACCGAGACCATTGATGATGGTGCGGTTACTATCACTCAAAATGCTCACTATGGCACATATGTTGACTTAGAGGGTTCTGTTCGTAATGAATTAGAGTTAATTACTCGTTATCGTGAAATGGCCAACCATCCAGAATGTGATATGGCTATTGATGAAATTGTCAATGAGGCAATTACACACGATGTAGATGGCAAAGTTATGGATATCAACCTTGATAATCTGAAACAGCCAGAAACAATTAAAAAGAAAATTATTGAAGAATTTGACAATGTTCAAAAGATGTTGAACTTCAGTAATCTTGCTGATGACTTATTCAAGCGTTGGTATATTGATGGTCGTATCTATTACCATGTTGTGGTAAATGATAAGGATCCAAAAAAAGGAATTCAAGAGTTACGATATATTGACCCACGCAAGATTCGTAAAGTGCGTGAGATTCAAAAAGACCGTGATTCAAAAACCGGCGCACAGATTATTAAATCTATTGCCGAATACTATGTGTATAATGACCGTGGTACAACCACACAGACATTTACTGCAGCAACAAATCAAGGTTTGCGTATTGCACCTGAATCAGTTATTAATGTTAATTCTGGTTTGATGGATGCAAAAAACACATTTGTAATTTCATACTTACACAAAGCAATTAAAGCTCTCAATCAATTAAGAATGATTGAAGATGCTGTTGTAATCTATCGTTTATCAAGAGCACCAGAACGCCGTATTTTCTACATTGATGTTGGTAATTTACCAAAAGGCAAAGCAGAACAATACATGAAGTCTATTATGACACAGTATCGTAACAAGTTAGTTTACGATGCTAATACTGGTGAAATTCGTGATGAGCGTAAACATCTTTCTATGTTAGAAGATTTCTGGTTACCTCGCCGTGAAGGTGGTAAAGGTACAGAAATTACTACACTTCCACCTGGTCAAAACTTAGGCCAAATGGAAGATGTTCAATATTTTCAAAAGAAACTGTTACAGTCATTGAATGTTCCAATCTCTCGTCTTGACCCACAAGTTGGTGCAGGTATTATGGGTGTTGGTAAAACAACTGAAGTAACCCGTGATGAGGTTAAGTTCAGTAAGTTCATTCAAAGATTGCGTAACAAGTTCTCTCGTATTTTTGATGATGCTTTAAGAATTCAATTATCACTTAAAGGTATTTGTTCTGTTGAAGAATGGGACGAATTCAAAGAATCAATCTATTACGACTTTAAGAAAGATAATAATTTTGCCGAAATGCGTGAGGCTGAAGTATTGCGTGAGAGAGTTCTTACCGCAACTCAATTAGACCCATTCATTGGTCGTTACTATTCATCTAAGTGGATTAAGAAAAATGTTCTTCGTATGACAGAAGAAGAAATCCTTGAGATGGAAAAAGAAATTGAAGAAGAAGGTGATAGTGCTTCACCCGTTTTAGGTGGCGATGCTAATGCTGCTCAAACTGGTGCAGATGCTCAAGCAGAACCCGTAGATAACACAACTGATAATGGTTCTACACAAGAATCATTAACACCTCAGTTAGACGATGCGGTAAACAAGTATGCTTTCAATATAAATAAGAAATAAGGAAAATTAATTATGTCAACATCAACATTTATCGACCAATTGGCCGCAGGTCAATCGTCAGAAGCAAAAGAAACATTGGCAGATTTGTTATCTGCTCGTGCATTTGAAGCATTAGATGCTCGCAAACAAGAATTGGGTGCTACATTATTTGGCAACCAAGTTGCAGCTGCACAAGAACAAGCTGCTGAAGAACAAAATACGGAAACAAACGCAGAAGCTGAATGAAGTCTTTTAACGATTTTAAAACTCTCGTAGAAGAAGAAAAATCAGACTATTCAAAGTTTGATGTTTTGGTTCGTGCTGGGTTGGCAAACAAAGCACAGATGCAACGCATCCATAAAATTTTGGATAAAATGCAAGATGAAAGACCTAACTTTAATACTGCCGATAAGCAAATCATTCAGAATTTGTTTAATAGGATGGTAGATTTGGTTAGCAATAATAAACAAATCTTTAATCAAACTCGCCGTGCGGTTAGAGAAGAATTGGAAGAAGGTACTATTGATACCTCTGATTATAAAATTGATGCTTCTGGTAGAAAGTATAAAGCACACAGAACTAAGATTGGTGATACTGCACCACAAGTTGGTGATGATCCTGAACAAGTTAAAGAAGAAGTTTCTTATTTGGAAGAATCACATGACCCACCTTTTGTTTTGGTATTAAAACGCCAAGCAATTCGTTTGTATCCTGATGGCACTAAAATTGCCTTGTATTATAACGATAGAATCAAAAGAGTGTTTTCTATTCCTTATAATACAGATGCTACACCAGTTATTCAAGCTGAAGAAACTGATGCTGCTAAAACTTTAGAAACACCAGGAACAAATTATACCAAAAAGAAATTTGCAAATGGTGATGATGAAGATAGAAAAATGAATGACAAGGCAACTGCTGTTTCAGAAGCAGTAGATGCTATTGGGCAATTACAGAAGATTAAAGATTCACACCAACATGGCACAGTAAACCACAAAGATGGTTCTGCCAGTAAGATTGATGCTCAAACTGCTCATGCCGTATTGACGGTTCATAAGAGTTTGAATGATGTAAATAAAAAGAAGTTTGCAGATATGGTGGCAAGGTCATCACATCATATGCAGAAGGCCGCTGACTTTTCTTGGAAACATTTAAAGTGAGTTTGATTAATCTAATCATTGAAGGTAGATTATCAGAGGCAAAAGAGTTGATTTACAATCGCCTAGATAGTATGGCATACGAAAGTTTGCAGGAAGAAAAGTCGGTTGTTGCTGGTAATACCTATGAATGGGTCGAAGAAGAATTAGACGAATCTGTTAACATCGTTAAGATGGGCAGAATGAAAAAGATTCGCCGCCGTATTCGTAGAAATAAACAAGGTAGAATTATCGTTCAGAAGAATGTTCGTAAGTCTGCTATTAAAGGTTATAAGGTAAGTGGTAATCGGGTTGTTCGTATACCAACTATCCAAAGAATACAAAAAGCAAGAAAACTAAAAAGGTATTGGAAGACAAAAGGCAAAGCTAAGTTGCGTAGAACACTACTCAAACGAAAGATGTCTATTAGACGCCGAACATCCATGGGAATAAAATAAAATGGCAATCGAAATTACAAACAAAAAGCGTTCAGTATCGGTTATCCGTGTAGAAGGTGCTACTACAAACACCGTTTACTTGGCTAACTTATCCGCTGGCGCAGATGAAACTGTTACGGGTGCTACCATCAAAAGAGTTATGTGGTCGACAGGCGGTACAGTTAACATTACAAGAAACTCAAATAGCATTTGCACATTATATGGTTCAGGCGAAATGCGTTTTGATGAATCTGCATATACTGTTGCTAACAATAGCACTTCACCAATCGTTATCACAGTCGCAACTGGTGGTTGCGTGTTTGTTGAAGTATCTAAAGAAGCAACATACTCACCTGCATTAACAGGAATGTAA